TCAAATAATATCTTTAATCGTATCCATCACTTTGCCCTTATTTTTTTCTCTATTTTCTTGTGTGTTGGATGCGTACTCGTAGGACTGACTAACTGACTTGTGTCCGATTTGTGAGATCATGTAGACAGGGTCGGCCTCAGCTAAAATCATCGCATCAATTTTTGCGTGACGGAAGGAGTGAGTAGATATGCGAGGGACCCCAGCGAGATTGCAGGTTTCTTTAATGTACTTATTAACAGCCGTGTTGCTAATCGGCCATCCGTCCTTAGTATTTACAAAAATAAGATTTCTAGGATTTTTTAGTTTGCCAGATATCATTTCTTGAGCTTGAGCCCGTTTATGCATGCGAAGTTGCGAAAACAAGATAGGAGGGGCATCAACATCTCTTACACCGGCTTCTGACTTTGGAGGGCCGAAGCGTTTTAAGCCACCGTCGTATTTAAACGATTTATTAATGCTGATTATTTCGCTTTCTGGATGTAAGTCATCCCAAGTGAGAGCTGCGACTTCGCCATAGCGAGGTCCTACATAGATATGGACTAGGACTAAAAACTTACTTGTGGTATCTTCGCGCTGCAACAGAGTTTTTGTAAACTGCACAAGATCACCATGGCTAACGGTTCGTGCAGATTTATGCTCAGGCTTGTTTCCTTTGATTGTTGCCTTTCGCGTGGGGTTCATGGAGATGTAAGTCATGTCCATCGCCTCAAGGAACATGGATTTAGCAATATTGTGGCGATTGGAAACTGTCTCTTTTGATAATCCTTTTTCAGTTGCGCCGCCGGGCTTAGCTAACCAATTAATCCACTTTTGATATTTAATCTTATCTACACCTTTTAACGTTTGTTTTTTCCCAAAAAACTCCTCTAAATTCTTCCTGACAAGCGCAATCTTTTCCATTCTGCCTAATGATACATTTCCTTCTTTATAAGTGCTCACCCAAGTGTCAAAAAAATCTAGCAAACGAATATCTTTTACAACACGTCCTTGATTGACATTTGCCAAAAATGCGACGTTCGCTTCGTTAACTTCTTTTTTTGTGGATCCCGTAAATTTCTTTTCTCGCCACTCGTTCGTGATAGGGTCTCGGTATCTAGTTCGCAATTGCCATTTTCCTTTTGCTAACATTTTTGGTTCAGCCACGTTGCATCTTCCTTTCTGATTTTTGGCTTGAAAATAAGATAAACAGCAAAAATTGTGCTGAAATCAAGCTTCTTTTCGTAGATTAGTTGATTTTAAAGGTTTAAATACGAATGTATGTTCGTTTTTGAGTTAAAAAGAAAAGGCCGAAGCCTGATCTTTTTGTTGGTTATTTAGGAATTTCAATATCTTCTGTAGCAATAGGTCCATCAAAGCTAAACATTGTATCAGTAAATGTAAATGTTACAGGTTTGTTTTCGTCGGCAAAATTATAGGTATATGCTGCAGAAATCGTGGCTCCTGGATTAATATCTTTGTTGAGCATGTCTGCTTTATCTTGATGCGGATCCTCAGACATTATAGCCATATCCAAATCTTCTGTTGTCGCTCCTGTATTTTGGCTAACACTAACAAAACTCATGTATTGCATTTGAACATTTTGTGGTTCATCTGTATTGTTTGTTAAATCAAAAAATACGTAAAACATCGGTTTACCTTCAAAATCTACACTGCGTTCGAAACCAGTAATTTTCAAAACTCCGTCAGGAGCAGTTAATGTACGATCTTTGTAAGTAGCTTTACTTTCTTCACTCTTATCGCTACTAGCCACGGTACTTTCTTCTGTGCTTTCTACAGCTTTTGATGTACTTTCTTCAGTCTTAGCTGATGAACTAGCCGAGCCAGAACTACCAGTTTCGCTTCCCCCGCAAGCTGATAAGCCGAAAGCCATCGCTAACGCCAGTCCCAATCCTACAATCTTTTTCATCTGTTTCCCTCCAAACGTTTAATGTGCTCCCACTTAATGGCAGGTAGTCTGTCGCCAAGTATCTTATCTAAAACGGTTGAAGCATACTTATTGTTCCGTTAGGCCTAAAAAACATAACGTAGCCGCCATATGTAAGACCTCTCGGAAACTTTCTGGAGTATTCAGCAATTGCTGTTCTTAATACTTCCTCAGTGACCTCGAGATGCGCCGCACACTCCCAAAGCGCATCTAATCCTTCTTTATGGATTTCTATAAAGTCCTCAGGTTTGATAAGCATAGTGGCAGCAAACCGTCTAGCTTTAGCTTCTTGTTTTCTTGCTTCTTGTTTTTTCAAATCCGTGATATCACCAGAGCTAGTCAAGTAGTGGGAAATCTCCTCAGCTACCGTGCAAGTTAGTTCCTCAGAACGCTGGTCAGGATTAAGATAGACGACTTGATCTATTATCAATCCTTTTTGAACTTCAGGCATTAGAGGCTCAAACTTGTATTCTAGTTCTGGGTATTGTGACATTAAGCCTTCTGCGTCCATCGTTTGTGCACCTCATTCCGTCAAGCTGATAATCGATTTATTTATTTTATCGTAATCAATAGGCATGACTCCCGTCGAAGTGAAGTACCACATATCATTGTTTTTTGAAATTGAATCAGGTAGCATAGCCAGGCCAAGCAAAGCTTTCTGTTTATTAAAAGCAGGACACTTGCTAAACAGAATTGATTTGTAGTCTATTTTCTCTTTTATAGCTTTCTTATCGATAATCCAATTTCCCTTTCTGTCAAATTCTCCAAATGACCACCACGGTGTTTGAGAAGGGGTAATCATCCGCCTGTGACATCCGAATGGATTAGTTGTGTAGTTGGAAGCACCGTAACAAAAATAAGGGTCATGAAATTTTAACTTATCACCATAACAAATACTTATTTTCCCTAATGATTTTGAATCAATTAGTTCACCATCAACAAAAACAAACGTACTTTTCCAAGAACCAACAATTTTATATAAAGCTTGAAAATCAAGAAAATGCTCTGACAAGAAAAACGCTTGATAAATAGGGTTACCGGATTCATCTTGATCAGTAATAAATCTATCTGAGTTTTCAGCTAGATAGATGGCCTTAACAAAATTCTTTGATGTTGATTTGCCAAAGCTAACAGATACAGTCCACTGATTATAAACATCTTTTTCAACGGTAGACTTGCTTGCCGATAGCTGTAAATTGTCGTCTTCGTGATTAGCCAAATGCAGATGTTTGTTTTGTACATCTAATAAGTTCGAAGGAGTGAGCACCCCAACAATAGTATTAATCTGTTTTAGATGGCTGCTATTTAATTTGTTTTTATATTCGTACAATGACTCTTTGAATTTTTCGATATTATTAACCTTTGACTTTTCAGTAGTTAGATTTTCAACTTTGTCTGAAAGTTTTTCGCCCATTCGACGAATGAGTTTTGAAATGTAAGCATCTTTGTTTCGGCTATAGTCATCAAAAAGATCAAATACATAATCATCTTGAGTACTAATGTATCCCTTATATTTTTCTGTTGTATTTATAATTTCAGACAATTCATCAACTAACATGTTATAGCGCTCAAAGAAAACAGAAGGAGTGGTAGTTTTATTTATAAGCCGGATACAGTCTTTAATCCTCGGATCTTTTTGTTCAAGAATAAATTTTACAGCCACCAACTCTTCGTATGTTGGTTTTTTGGGTTTACTACTTTTATTAGGTGTAGCTTTTTTTAAAAAATCAAAAAGGCCCATCGTATCACCTACTTTCCGCTATGATCCCGTTGCTTAATGAAATCAATAAAGTTCTTAACCTCATCCAGTTGCTCCTCTGTCAGATTGTCGTCCAAATGAGCAGCAACTAGGGTAGGGGATTTTTCTTTGTCGTCAGTTCGGCCAAGGAGGTAGTCAGTCGAGACGTTGAAGAAGTCAGCCAGGTTGCGTAGACTTTCGTCTTTGAGTCCGCGCTTTCCAGTTTCCCACATACCGATAGTGCTGGTGGCCACGTTTAGTTCTTTTGCAAGCTGCGGTTGTGACATTCCGCGCTTTTCTCTAAGTCGAGCTATGCGTTCGCCTACAGATTCCATGAGACCACTCCTTTAATGTGATTGTACTATCACATCTGGTGATTATAAAGCTAAAAAAAAAGAAAATCACAAAATGCGACAATTAGGTGTTGACTATCACGAAAGGTGATGATATATTATAATCACAGAACGTGACAAGGAGGTGCGAAAATGAATGAACTAAAAAAATGGAGAGCGATTAACGGGCTTACACAAGAAGAAGCTGCTGACAAGCTAGGAATTTCATATTCTCTAGTAGCTAAGCTTGAGCAAGGAAACAGATTACCTTCCGTAACTACAGCAAAAATGATTGCTGATAAGATGGGCGTTCATTGGACTATTTTTTTTGATGATGAAATCACGAAACGTGATAAAAGAAAGGAGGTAGCAAAATGACCCGACAAGAAAAGGTCCAACTAATACTCGATGCACGTCCTCGCTTGGTGCATATCATCAAATGCGCTAACGACGATCAACTGGATAGGTTGGTCGAGGAAATCCAAAAAGAACTAGAGCGCGAACTCAATGAAGCGGCTTTCGCTTAGCTTCATTCTCGCAAAGGAAGCTGTTGAAAACTAGATTACACACTAAGAAAGGATGTGGAGACATGAGAGCACAATCAACGTCCAAAGTGATGAATGCTCCTATTAATGACTTTTTAAGTCGAACAGGAATCATGAAAAAGGACATCGCAAAAGAGATGTTTGTCACTGGGCAGACAATCACCGATTGGACCAGAGAAAGCCATCCTAAGCCGGTTACGGCAGAAAATGCGGTAAGACTAGCGGAAGTCACTAACGACAGTACGTTGGCTCAGACAATCGGGTATTTCTATCTTGGGCTACCTAGACCGCTAGATGGTGACTATAAGCTAGACCTTAGCTATCTTGATGACCTTCGAGAGCTAGAAGAGGACGAGCGAGACGAGATGCAACGGAATAGAAAACTTAGGCGTGTCTTGTGCAAGCAAGGAGAGTTCGATGCTGTTTCTTATGATTTGGTATTAGAGCTAGCTAGAGAACAAGCGGAGGCGTGCATCGTTAATCAGCAGTATCTATTCGCTTTATGCGAGCGGCTTAATATATCGGTCATGGATTTGATGGATATGTATATGGATCGCTGGAAGGCGGAAGGATATTTTGGGAAGGAGCTGTAGTCAATGGCAAAGCGTAATAGCCTAGCATTTCGATTATCACGAAATCTTTATATTTTGATGGGACAAGAAAGACCTTTGAAAAACAAGGAATTAGCTGAAATGAGCGGTGTTTCAGTAGGCACGATTAGCAAAATCAAAAACGGTTGGCATGGTGACTTCGTAGTAGACACGGACACGATAGAAAAGCTGGCAAATGCTTTAAACGTAGATGCTGTAGACCTATTAAAGGAGGCGCAGTTATGAAATATGTACTAAGAATAGCAGCAGTCACTTGGCTGATGATTGACATCATCACTTGGTTTTTAAGCATCGAGTGGGCGATCACAATCGCAGTACCAATAGGATTATTACTAATGACACTAAAAGACGATGTCGAGGTCGAGAGCGCACAAAAAAGACCCATCCGCCGGCAAGCTTGATGGGTCAACGTCGTAGGTTGTTCAGCTGAAATAAGCTGAACTCATTATAACACATCGAAAAGGAGATGTTAAACATGAGTTTTAGTCAAGATTTAGATAAATATCTCACTACACCAAATTGGGGGCTTCCAGCATCAGTTTTCGAGGAAGACGAAGAAGATTTCGATGTTTATGAGCCGACGGTGGACTGGATGGGAAATATGATCCAGCCGGAAGATGAGATTTTCGAGATAAGCTTTTACGAGTATAAAGATGGCAAGCGTTGGAAAGAGTACCGCATCGCTACAGCTAAGAGTTTCGCTGAAATAAAAGACGATCTCGCTTGGTTTGAGGTGGAATACCTCGGGACCGGCGAACATTACTTGGAAAGCATGAAATTGAATTAGGAGGAGAAAACATGAGTAATCAATTGGCTAATGAGTTTGGCATTCAAGAAGCTCAAAATCACAATCCGGGCGTTGTAGCTAGTAGCGAATCTAGCAAAGAAATGGAGCGGGTTAAAGGGCAGATTTTTATGGCTAAGCAGTATCCCCGCAATCAATTTCAAGCGATGAATCGCATTATCGATTCAATGAAACGCCCTACCGCCGCCAAACAAGCCGCATATTCCTACCCACGAGGTGGAATGCAAATCACAGGTCCGTCTATCCGTTTGGCAGAGATAGTAGCTCAAAACTGGGGCAACATGACTTATGGAGTGCGTGAGCTTGAACAGTTTCCCGGTGAATCTTTGGCGCAGGCCTATGCGTGGGACCTTGAAACAAACGTTTTTGTAGAAAAAACCTTTAAGGTTTCTCATACCAGAAAAAAAGGAAATGGCGTCCAAAAATTAACTGATCCACGAGATATTTATGAATTGGTTGCTAATTACGGCGCTAGAAGGTTAAGAGCGGCAATTATGGAAGTAGTACCCGCTGATATTTTCGAAAAAGCATTAGAGGAAGCGGATAAAACGTTAAACAACCAGAATAGCGAACCTTTGCAAGATAGACTAGCCAAGATACTTAAACTTTTTGATGGATATAACGTCTCCCAAGAAATGTTGGAAGAACGTTTCGGACGCAAATACGAATCCTTTACAGAAAGAAACGTAATCGATCTAGGCAATATCTTTAATAGCTTAAAAGATGGTGTTGGCAAAGTAGAAGATTTCTTCAACGTATCAAACAAACCCGAAAAAGAGAAAAAAACCGATATAGAAAAGGAATTTGACAAAAAGCAAGGCCAAAAACTTGCTGGCGGGGTCACGGTAAAAGCAAAGGCAGATGAAGACGATGAAACTGGACAACAAGAATTACTATAGCAACGAAGCTGACTGGCAGTTTATGTCAGTCAGCCAGTTTAAAAACTTCATGGACTGTGAAGCTGCTGCTTTAGCAGAGCTGAAAGGCGAATGGGAACTGATTAGGGACGAGAAGCCCCTTCTTATTGGCAATTACGTCCATTCCTACTTTGAATCACCAAAAGCCCACGAGGCCTTTATTGTAGATAACCGGTCCAAAATGTTTAGCAGTCGTAAACCATACGGGCTTTTGAAGGATTACAAAATTGCTGACCGTATGATTGACCGCCTAAAATCAGATGATTTCTTTAACTTTGTTTATCAAGGCGAGAAAGAAGCGATTGTAGAAGGGGAGCTGTTCGGCGCTGAATGGAAGGGAAAAATTGATTGCTTGAATGTAGAGAAAGGATATTTCGTTGATCTAAAAACATCCAAAAATTTATATCAGCGCATTTACTCCCTTCGGTATGGTCACACCGTCTCTTTTGTAGAAGCATACGGCTACATTTTGCAGATGGCCGTGTATAAAATTTTGCTAGAAAAGCAATACAAGAAAGAGTTCACGCCCTATATTTTCGCTGTGAGCAAGGAAGAAATTCCGGACATAGCAGCAATTGAAATTCACCCATCACGATATGATTTCGAGATTTACACCGTGGAGGAATTATTGCCGCATATCTTAGCAGTAAAAAGGGGCGAAAAGCCACCGCATTCTTGCGGGAAATGCGCCTATTGCAGACAAAACAAGCGGCTAAGTAGTTTTATCGAAGTCGCAGATTTGCTGGGTTAAAGGAGGAGTTGAAGGAAGACAATGGCGATATATAGGCAGATACACACCACATTTTGGAAAGATCGTCGTGTTGGTGAGTGGGATAAAGACCAGAAGCTTTTCTATCTTTACTTGTTGACCAACGACTATACGACCCAATGCGGCGTTTACGAGTTTAATCGACGGTATGCCGAATTTGAGCTCGGCATGAACCGAGAGCAAGTCGACAGTCATATCAAGTTCCTCGTTAGCGAAGGCCGGATCGTCTTTAATGAAAAGCCGGAAGAGTTGATGATTGTGAACTGGCTGAAATACAATTCAGCACGATCTCCCAAAGTGGCTGCCGTAATTGATAAAGAACTACGGGAGATCAAGACACTTGAATTTGAATCAGAAGTCATCAAGAAGTGTCAACTTTTAGAATACCCTATCAAAACTGCAAAACCTAAAAAAGATAGTATATCGATAGGGTATGGATACGGTATCGATACGATATCGCAACCAGCACAGCATCAGCATATAACCAACACAGAACCAGCAACAGCATCAGCAGAGCAAGGTGTGCCCGTGGCACAACCTGAGCCTGCGGCAGCCACTGCTGACCTGAACCCCTATTTGCTTTACCAGCAATCTTTCGGGGTAATGAATCCAGTAGCGTCCGAGGACATCGAACATTGGGTAAACGATCTAGGGGTTGAAGTGGTCTGCGAGGCGATGAAGCGTGCAGCTTTCGAGCAGAAGAGCTATCGCTACGCACAAGGAATCATGAAATCTTGGGCTAAGCGCAACATCACGAGCATGGAGGAAGTTGCAGCGGATGATGTACGCCACGAAAACAATAAACACCAACAGAAACCGCAATCCAACTACGGCAAACCATACAAAACGGAAACAGTCCCCGACTGGAACGCATTAGCACCGACAGAATCGGCTGACCCAGCGTTAGAAGCCGAGTTAGACCGTAAGATGGCGGAATTTTTGAAGGATGATGAGTAAATGCGCTACGTGCTAAACATCGAACCAAAACCACAGTCTCGCCCACGATTTGGCAACGGGCGAGCATACGAAAAAAGGGATATGACGGCTTGGAAACAGCGGGCGGGCTATCTCTTGAAAAGCCAGAGGCCAGACATCATCGAGAAGGGCGCTATTGCCTTTCTAGTGACGTTCTATATCCGTCCGCCTAAGAGCGTTAGCAGCGTCAAGAAAATGGCACAGCCTTTGAAAAACGAGGCTATCTACGTTGAGAAGAGACCCGACCTTGATAATTATTTGAAGGCCATTTGGGACTGTTCCAACGGCTTGCTTTTTAAAGATGATGGACAGATAGCGGTTACGAGCGCGCAGAAGCTGTACTCGTTGAACCCGCGGATTGAGATTGAAATTTTTGAGTTGTGAGGTGCAGAAGTTGAGAAAGGAAAAAACACCAGAACAAAAAACAGCTTGGCGCATGATACTCGAATTAACCGGTGACGGCTTTCTTAGCGATCCCGAACGGATTGATAAAGCTAGAAAGTGCGCTGGAATCGTCGAAGGCGTGCGCATACCAACGCTTGAAGAAGAAAACAAAGGTGTTGAGTATACACCAGAAGTGATCGCTGGGATTCGTGAAGATTACGCCGAAAATATTGGCATGACAACGATCGCGAATAAATGGAAAGTGGCGCTTAATCATGTCCGAATGCTTGTTGCTGATCCCGAGCTTGAAGAACGCCGGAACGAAAAGAAGGCCGGCGCTGCGTTAAGCAAATGGACGGACGAGCAGATTGAGGAGCTCAAGAAAGCGTACGTGGAAGGAGCAGTCATGAAAGCGCTGTTGCCAGATTACGGAATGAGCAGGTACACGTTTGCCGAACACGTAAAGACGGATGAGTTGCTTAGACAGAGAAAAGCTCACAAGAAGAGTCTTGAGAAACGTGGACGCGTTGAGATTGTGGAACGTCGAAAAAACGGTGAGAAACTTGAAAGTCTATACGCTGATTTCGGACAAGCGCTTGTTTATAAAGTCCTACGAGAGGCACGCCAGAATGATCGTCAAATCATCAAACTGAAAGTTACGGACCTTGAAACAGGTGCTGAGCGTTACTACCGGTCCATTAAACAGGCGGCACGATGTATGGCCTTTCCGGAACATGAATTAAGACGGATGGTTGTTGTCGGCGAGTCGCCAGAAGGTTGTCTGATGGAGGTAATCAAATGAGCAAAGTAGAATACGCCGTTTACCAAGGCGACGAACTATTAGCGATAGGAACAGCAGACGAGTGCGCGAAGTTGCTGAACATCTCGCCAGACAGCGTGCGATTTATGTCGTACAAAGCGCATAGACAGCGTGTAGAAAACAGCAAGCATCCAGAACGTGGAAGAATTGCGATTAAATTGGAGGACTGACGATGCAACTAAAAGTAAAACGACTAACAGATACGGCAGTGTTGCCGGTTAAGGCACATCAATCTGATGCGGGATTTGATATCTGTGCGGATGAGGATATCACTATTCACGCAGGCGAGACGGTCACGGTGTCCACAGGACTGTCTATCGCTATCCCAGAAGGGTACTACGGACGATTGAAGGGAAGAAGTGGACTGACGGTACCAGTAATTTACGATATTGCAAGAAGATTAGTTTGAGGAGGACCAAAAATGAACAAGCGAGAAGCGATCTTACTTTTAGAGAAGAAGCGCGATAAAGCAATCGGTGACATGAGCTTTTTCGGCGAAGGAAGCAGAAAAGGTTTGATGAATGAAATCCGAGTGAATACTTATGATATTGCCATTAACACACTGGAGCAGATTGACGAACCGCAAACCGAGAAGGTGGAAGTACCTGATTTTGTGGCAGAGTGGTTAAAAACTAATAAGTATTCGACCGACATATATGACCTGTTTCAAGCTGTAGAATATGCCACCGATTCGGATGGGTTTATTCCGGAAAATTGGAAATGGTGCGGAGAGTTTTATGATTGGGTGAGCCAAGAGTCTGATACTCTTTATATTTTGTCTGATGCTATTAGATACGGCTACACCGTCAAGCCTAAGCGGTGGGTTGTCAGTCACGAAGCAGGAAAATTCTTTGAAAAATTCACTGGCAACGGAACTAGTCGAGCGTGGGTTGTCTGGAAGAATCAAGCTTATATATTCACCGACCGTGCCAAAGCCGAGGCAGTCGCCGTCTTGATAGAGGGGAGTGTGGAGGAGGTATGACCGATAAAGCAGATTACGTCATTTGCTCCAAGCCAAGCTACATCTCCCTTGATTGTCCGACGTGCGATGAACACATTGAAATAGACTGGGATAAGCTTGCTAGCGCATTCGGTGAAGGCGAACTTTATTACGGAAATTGTGGAGCAATTATGTGCCAGAACTGTGGGCACGATATCGAGTTAGGCGATGTGGAATATGATTGAGGAGGTAGCGGAATGAGAATAACAGCAAATTCTTTTATGCCTGTGGAAGCGAAAATTATTATTGACGGAAAATCCTATACTGGCGAGGAATTTAATAGGTTAGTTGAAGCGTTACGCGCTCCCTCTCTCACCGACGATCAGCAGGAAGTGTTGGAGTCTCTTAAGCATTATTATAGCAAGTCAAACTACTATGATATTAGAGCAGGCAAAGAGCCGATGCAGGCGGTTGACCGAATGCTGATGGAGGCGGAATCTGACACTACTGGATTGAGTGATGTCTATTATCGCTTAACAGAAAAGCAACAATTCCAAGTCCTCGCTGCGTTTGCGGAATGGGGAATTTTGACAGAGGAGGGCGAAGGATGATACCGAAGTTTAGAGCGTGGGATAAAGAAGAAAACCTTTGGATTAAGATTGCATCTTTGGGTTTTGATGAAGAAGGGGAAATGTGGTATTTAAGTCCGGTTATGGACGATTTTAATCCTGTTTATTATGAAAATGAACTTGGTAAAACGTGGGAAATAATGCAATCCACCGGCCTGCAAGACAAGAATGGCGTGGATATTTTTGAGGGGGATATTGTATTAGCTAATGGAGTACAAGTAACTGTCTCGTTTGGCGAACAAAAATACGAAGAAAATTATGGCGACGAAACTTACTATATTGGTTTTAATGTTTTTACCAAAATGGGCTACGGGATGCTCATACCTGTTAAATATGAAGTCTTGGGCAACATCCACGAAAACCCCGAACTGTTAAGCTAGGGAATCGAGTGAGGGAGGAAGAAAATGAAATACACAGTAGCGTTATCCCAAGCGGATATCCAAAGCATTATAAATGGCCGAGAAGTCAATGCCGTTTTGCCGAATGGACAAAAGTTGGTTATCCGTCAAAGCTATGTATTAGATGCAACAGTGCCGTTGTTAAACGACGAGTACAATGTGCAGAGCAAGACCGCAGAACGGAATAGGGACATAGCCAGAGATTATTTAAGAGATATGCTGAAGGATAGTTATCAAGGAGGAGCAAAATGAACAACCGACACAGACGCGTGGCCAAGCTAAAAGCACAGGAAGAAAAACGGTTGAAAGCTAAAGTGATCGCTGCGTATGAATTGGCAAGTGCAATTATTGACGGACTTGCTAAAGGAGTAACAGTTGTGTGGGACGCTGTTGCAGATATAGTTGACAGTATTTCTCGCGGAATCGATGAAGCGCTGCACAAATAAAAAAAGCACCAGACCATCAGCCCGGCGCCGTAATGTTATCTAGACAATGACATTATAACACAAAAGGGGTGGCGGGATTGATGGTCTTAGTGCCAAAAATTGATGAGGTAACTACTCGCGAAAATGTTAGGGAACTACTAAAAAAATATTGGACAATGAAACGCATGTCTAGTTTTGAATTTAGCGATTCTTATTACGATACGACTGGCGCGATCACCTATTCTGATATGCCGAAATCCCAGTCAAATCGAAATAATGAGGAATATCGCATTATTAAAATCTATGGTGGTGTAACCAAGGATCGTATGGGTAATCATAAACGAGTGAAAGAAATCAATCGTGTGATTGAAAGTCTACCGAATAAATACGCTACTATTCTTCGGTTGAGCTATTGCGAGAAAGAAAAACATTCTATTAACGAAATCGCTGCAAAATTAAAAGGGTATCGAGTGAATGAACTCGGCGTTAGGGAAGAGTTTTTTTACAGTACAAAGAATATCGAAAAGTTGAAATCCGAAGCATTGATTTTCTTTGCTGAAGCTTATGGCGAAGGGCAATTATTAGCTTATGAAAAATAGGGATAAGATAGGGATAAACTAGGCTAATTAGCGGTTTTCTCTAGGTAAAATAGTATTATGAAATTAGTATATAACCCGGCCAGGCAAAGACTCAACTAAAACTATTGCTCACACTTTAGCCTTCGGCCGGCTAATATAACGAGGGACGTCTGATTAGGCTACTCACACTATTCTAACTACAGAACGGAGGGAGCTCCCTCCTCATCGTTCCTCACAAAAATCAGATAGCGGCGACCGAAAACCAAACAGAATGGAGCTGAAAAAGTTAACTCCTTATTTCGTTTCATTTGTCAAGAAAGTCGGTCGTCGCTGTACATAGCAACCGCCACTCCTCCTTTTGAAACTAGCTGGGACTGGTAAATCGTCATGCGGTAATTCGGCGGTTGCATGTTTTAGATCGCTTCGGCGGTCTTTTTTAGTACATAAATTTACAAAACAAACACAGTTAGCGAGGTGGTGAAAATGTGGCACGAAAACGAAATCCAATGCGGGACGAGGCCTATCGAATCTGGATAGAATCCAACAAGGAAAAGCCTTTAAAGGAAATTGCTGACGAGTTAGGAGTGTCCGCTTCAACCATCCGTAAATGGAAGTCAGAGGATAAATGGGATAGTGAAACGAAACGGAGCGCTCCGAATGAAAAAGAGCGTTACGATTCGATGAAGGGAAATCAGAACGCAAAAGGCAATTCTGGCGGTGCTCCTCCTTTTGGGAATAAGAACGCTGTTAGTCATGGGCTTTTTGCTAACTGGTTGCCAGAAGAAACGAAAGATATCATTACAGAGCTTTACACATCGGACCCAGCTGATATTCTTTGGAATAATATCATGATTCAGTATACAGCCATTATCCGTTCGCAGAAAATCATGAATGTACAAGATGAATATGATACAACCTCCGACTATACCAGCGTTAGCTTTAGCCTTGAATATGCTGATAAAGATGGCAAGCCTTTGAAGATTTCAGAAAGTCGCCAATATCAGTACGCTTGGGATAAGCAGGCGAACTTCCTGAACGCACAATCAAGGGCGATGCTCGCTTTGACTAATATGCTTAAACAGTTTGTTAGCATCGCTGCAGAAAACGACGAAAGACGTAAGAAAATCGAACTGATGACGGCTCAAATTAAGAAGCTGCGTTCCACTACACCTGATGATGGAGATGGAGCTGACGGTCCTATCATTGTGATTGACCCATGGAGTGATCGCGATGGCTAAAATGCAATCATCTAAAACGATGGACGTAACGAAAAACGTCAATCCTCACTTTAAAGAGGTCTGGAAAGCAAGTAAGCCATACAATATCTTAAAAGGCGGACGTAACTCGTTTAAATCTTCGGTTATCGCATTACTGCTGGTGTCACTGCTGATTCCATATCTCAACCGCAAAAGCAGAGCTAACGTCGTTATCATTCGTAAAGTCGGGAATACCATTCGGGATTCAGTCTTTAACAAGATTCAGTGGGCACTCAAAAAGTTCCACCTCATGGACCAGTTCGACACAACAGTATCACCGTTTAAGATTACGCATCGAAAGACTGGCTCAACGTTTTATTTCTACGGACAAGACGACTTTCAAAAGCTAAAGTCCAACGATATTAATGACATCATCGCTGTTTGGTATGAAGAGGCCGCCGAGTTCAAAAACGCAGAAGAGTTTGACCAATCAAACACCACGTTCATGCGACAAGTACATCCTGATGCTGACTTCGTGCGTTTCTTCTGGTCCTATAACCCGCCTCGCAACCCTTACTCATGGATTAACAAGTGGGCAGAAGATAAGAAGAAGGACCCATCCTATTTGGTCCATGAATCAAGCTATCTAAACGACGTGCTGGGATTCGTTACTGACCAGATGCTAACGCTGATAAATCGGATTAAAGAAAACGATTTTGATTACTACCGCTATTTATATCTGGGTGAGCCGGTTGGCCTTGGAACCAACATCTACAACGCCGAACTCCTTCAACCACTTGAGGGCATTGACAAGTTGCAACAAGGCGAGCGGATAACAGGTCTGCACTACACGATAGATAGCGGGCACCAAGTATCAGCTACCACCGTTTTGTGCGTGGGCTATACAAACAAACGGAACGTTATCTTGCTTGATACCTATTACTACAGCCCGGCCGGCAAGACGGTCAAGAAAGCGCCTAGTGAGCTTTCTAAGGAGCTGAATGCATTTATCAAGGGAACATCAGGGAAGTGGCGTGTGCCTATCCAAATACGCCTGATTGATAGCGCAGAAGGTGCGCTAAGGAACCAATACTATCTGGACTTCCAGATTAATCTCCAAACGGTTAACAAGAAAAAGAAAGTAATCATGATTGACTTTGTGCAGGACTTATTAGCACAGGGTCGTTTTTATTATCTCAACACCAGCGCCAATGAGGTGTTTGTAGACGAACACAGGCGCTACCAGTGGGACGAGAAAACACTCAATAGCGATGACCCTAAAGTGATTAAAATTGATGATCACACGGTAGATGCGTTTATGTATCTAGTATTGACCATGGCGGCACAATGGGGGCTTAAGGTCTAGGAGGTGAGGAATAGTTGAACATCATTGACAGAATCAAGAATATCTTTAGAAAGGGGGCGGTCACCATCGGCGTGAAACAGAATCTATCAAGTGTGTTAGATCATCCGAAAATTGCTGGCGATAGTAAAGAGTATGCGCGTATCAAGGATAGCCTGGCGCGCTATGAAGGCGTTTATCCGGCTATCAAATACAAGAACAGCAACGGCAAGGAAGTGCAGCGCAAGCCCGGCACCATTAACATGATGAAGAAAGTCGCGAACAAGTATGCGACCGTCGTCTTTAACGAGCAGTGTGAGATAACGGTTGGTAACAAAACAGATACGGAGCTTAGCGGCTTTATCAATGATGTATTTGAGCATAACGACTTCAAGAAAAACTTTTCGAAGTATCTTGAGCCGATGTTTGCTATTGGTGGTTTGGCTTGCCGTCCGTATTATGATGCAGCACAAAACCAGATTGAGTTTAGCTGGGCGTTGCCAGATGCGTTTTACCCGTTGCATTCAAATACTAATAATATTAGTGAGTGTGCGCTGACCTTTCGGACGACCAAGACGGTTGGCGACAAGAACATCTACTACACGCTGATTGAGTTTCACGAGTGGCAGAACGGGCGCTATATCATTACTAACGAGTTATATCGTTCAGAGCAGTCGAACATCGTTGGCATTCTAGTACCGCTATCGGAAGTTTACGAGGACTTACAACCTGAAACGATCATCGACGGGTTGACTCGTCCATTATTCGCGTACCTCAAGCCGTCTGGGTTTAACAACATCAATCCATACTCTAATCTGGGTCTTGGTGTCTGCGACAACTGTAAGGACACGCTAGACCGCATCAACCGCACGTTTGATCAGTACGATCAAGAAATCACGAAAGGTAAGCGCCGAGTTTTGGTTAGCGAGCATTTGCTGAACAGCCAAATGGACGAACAAGGCAACATCAAGCTATTTTTTGATGATACCGAAGATGTCTTCCAAAAGATTCCAAGTGGCGGGTTGGATGATTACACCATCAAAGATTTAACGTCAGAAATCCGCTCAACAGCATACATCGAGACGATTAACCACCACTTCAAGACGCTTGAGATGGAGACGGGTCTTTCTGCTGGCACGTTTTATTTCGATGGTCGCAGCACAAAGACCGCTACCGAGATCGTGGCGGAAAATACACAGACGTATCAAAGCCGGTCTATGCAGATAACGGAAGTCGAGAAGTTTATCAAAGAGCTGGTCGTTTCTGTCTGTGAGCTTGGCAACGCGCTTGGTGTATACAAAGGCGCGATTCCTAAGTTCAGTGATATTGGTGTGGATTTTAGAGACGGTGCGTTCCAGTCAACTGACGAGAAAATCACTTACTATCAAAAGCTAATTGCAATGGGCTATCCGACTTCCAAGGCGCTAGAAGAGATTCTAGAACTACCAGAAGGTCAGGGACAAGCGTTATTGTCTGAAGGCTTGAGGGAGTCAGGGGCTAGAATGTCCGGCATGATTCCAGACTTGCCAACGGAAGCGGAGTGATCTAGATGGCGAAGCAATCGCAGCAAGATATCAAATCCGCTTATCTAGTGGACCTATACCAGCATTTAGAAGATGAAATCATCAAGCTGATTGTGAAACGTCTGAACACAAAAGACCTCGAAAACCTTCAATCTGACGAGGTGTTGAACTGGTATTTTCAAAAGCTGAATGAGTTAGGCTCACTTGACTGGGACACAGTTCAAAAGCTCGTGAGTCAGACGTCTAAGCTATCCAAGAAACAGCTCGCCTCGTTGATTAAAGAGGACGGCTATCAGATAGCAAGCGATGAAAATAGGAGACTCGCAAACCTGATGAACCGCGCTGAAAAGCCTTGGTCTGATTTAGATCAGATACTCAATCAATTATTTGATAGTACGTGGCTTGATATTGAGAACTATGTTAATCAAACCTTACTATCAACTAACTTCGAAGATAACGGCGTAGCTAAAGCCTACACGGATATCCTTAATAAAACCCTCGCCCGTGTCACAACGGGGCTAGAAACGCCACAGAACGCTTTTAAACGAGCGGTTAAGGAATTAGTCCAGAGCGGTATTAAAACCGGTTTAAAGGACAAAGGTGGGCACGATTGGAGCTTGGAGCGGTACGTTCGCATGGTAGTTGATAGCACCAATCATCACGTTAACAATGATTTGAGACTGTCCCGCATGGCGGAATACGATTGCTACACGGCTTATATGAGTACCAAAGCGGCGGCTCGTGAAGCATGTGCGCCTATACAAGGGCACGTTGTTTTGATGTTTCCAGTCAATCAGGTGCCGGCCGAGCTAAGGTATCTACCTTCTGTTTTTGACTATGGATGGCGAGAGCCGTCTGGCTGTGGTGGGATTAACTGCCACCATCGCTGGACGCCTTGCTTGCCGGATATGGATATAAGCCAATATCCTAAGCCGCCAAGCGAGAAAGAGGCTATCAAGAATGCAGAGCTAGTTGCCAAACAACGACGCCTAGAAACTTCTATCCGCCAAGCCAAGAAGATGCTTAGGTCCACGGAGCTAGTCGGGACCGAGGAGGAAGTGGATCATTTTAGACAACTAATCCGTAAACGGCAAGCATCGCTTAGACAATACATCAGTGACAACGATACGCTACTACATCGAGATTACAGTCGGGAGCAGGTCTATTCTTAAGGAGGAATCGTTATGGAAAACCAAGGAAAACCGAGTAACGAAAATGCTTTTGTGGAGTTTTTTAAAGGTCTGGACGAGAACTATCAGCGGTATTGCATCGAAGAGATCAAGCGGAAGATTAAGAAACCGCCGGACGAATGGGAAACTGAGGAAGTCTATGGAGCCAACGGCGAGTTAGTAGCTGTACATCGGAGACCAATCGTTAATGGTCAGGCGGGAGTGTGGTCCGAAGTATCTCCCTAGCCGGGGTTAAGGTAGTTTAAACCCATCGAATTCGACGGGTTTGGAAATAATTGTGGATAAGTCCTAGCGATAGGGCTTTTTGTTTTACCTAGACCTGCTCGGAAGTCTCTAAAAGACGGCTCATAGTGGTAGTTGCCACTCAAAAAAATCTTAGGAGGACGCAACAAATGAAAAAAGAAGATTTAATCGCTCTTGGAGTTGAAGAGGAGACAGCTAAGTCAATCATGGCATTGCATGGCAAGACCGTAACCCAACTAAATGCACAGGTAGCTACCTTAGAAGGCGAACGGGACACAGCTAAGCAACAGTTGGAATCCAATCAAACCGAGCTGGACACGCTGAAAGAATCAGCAAAAGGCAATGAAGCCTTAACCACTCAACTTGCGGAATTACAAGCCAAGTTTGATGATGCAAAAACCAACTCTGAAACAACGATTGCAGACCTTAAAAAGCAATCTGCAATCGAACTAGCAGTAACACAAGCAGGGGCACGCAATATCACAGCCGTTAAGGCGCTTTTAGATGCTGACAAGTTAACTGTGTCCGATAAAGGCGTGGAAGGCTTAGAGGAGCAATTAAAGGCGGTTCAAGAGGCTAATGATTACTTGTTTCAGCAAACAGCAGAACCTAACAAGCCAACGATTTTCGCTGGTGGAAGTCCTAAAGGTGGTTCTGACGAAGGTAAAAGCATTGTACAAAAAATTCAAGAAAGATTAGGTGAATAAATATGGCAGTAGTATTAGACAGTAAAGACCTAGCAACATTAGACAAAGAGTTTCGAGCGGATTCGCAAGTTTGGGACGTATTGACCCAAGGCGCGAAAAGCATTACCTCTGCAGACTTTGTCGGCGCTAACGAAGTGCGCATTAACAAAATGTCTGGTTTCATGGAAGCGACAGCATACAAACGTAACCAAGACAACGCACGGAGCGCTATTTCCATCGAAAAAGAAACAGTGAAACTCACTCATGAAGACTGGTTTGGCTACGACGTCGACCAATTAGACCGAAGCGAAAACGCAGCGTTGACAATCAGCAATGTGGTGACGGAACACAAACGCTTGATCACTGTGCCACATCGTGACAAAGTCGCTGTCCAAGTGTTGTTTGATAATGCTGGTAACAAAGTGACTGAAACGTTGACAGAAGACACTATTTTGGCGGCGTATGATGCAGCCGAAGAATACATGACTGATAACGAAGTGCCTGGCGGTTATGTAATGTTCGTTTCTGCTGCAACTTATCGTCTGTTGAAAAATGCAAAAGGTGTTACTAAATCCTTCAGCACCAACCAACAAGCTATCAACGGTATTAACCGTACTGTGGCTCAAATCGACGGTGGTGTGCCAATCATCAAAGTGGCGAAAAATCGTTTCGCTGGTATCAATATCGAAGACACCATCAACTTCATCATCACACCATTAACAGCAGTAGCGCCAATTGTTAAATTTGGTACTGTGGACACTGTTCCTGCGTCTTCCGACCGGTCTGGTTACCGCGATACCATTAAAGGTTTGGACTACTACGATGCGATTGTATTTGACAACGCTAAGAAAGCTATCTACGTTTCTTATGTCGCTGCGGAAGTGACACCCTAAAACCGCCCTAACAACAGCTTTAGGGCGTCCTACAGCTAAGAACACAGTGGCAGAGATTAAGGCGTATCTTGATAGCATTGGCGTAGATTATCCGTCCAACGCAATTAAGGCAGACCTTCTGGCACTGGTAGAAAGCGGTGATAAAGATGGCGTATCTAACGCATGAAGAATACACAGCGCTTGGCTATGAGAGTGTTGACAAAGCAGAGTTCGAGAGTTTGGTTGAAAAAGCCAGTGACTTCATGGACCTGCAGACACGAAACTTTTACCAAATTAACCCAATTGATGAAGACCCAAGCGACTTTCGCCGGACGAAGTTCAAGAAGTCGGTAGCGCTTCAGATTGATTACATGCATCAAGTCGGCGCTACTACAGCGTCAGAAATGAGTAGTCCGCAGTCTTGGTCAGTAGACGGCATGAGCGTGTCTACGGGCGGTTCTAGTGCTGATGGTAATGCTAGTACGTCTATCATCTCGGAAGATGCTATCTGGGCGTTATCTGGCACAGGCTTGCTGTATAGGGGGTTAGGCTAATGGCTTATTATCCGTTACCGCCTAAGCGAGCCTTCTGCCATACCATCAGTTATTCGGTAAAGACGGGCGAGGACGATTGGGGAAAGCCAATCACCGAGACCGTCGAGATCGAACACTGTTGGTTTAATCGTGCGACACAATTCACGCGGTCTGGCAACAACAGCTCTGAGACGGCGCCTAATGCATCAATCACCATGACCAACCGCTATTCTGGCAAGATTCCGGCTTTTAAGGTAGAGGATACGGTGACTTTTGACGGTGAGGACTACACCATCGTGATGTCTAAGCCTTTAATCATCAACGGCCAAGAAATCGGCTGGCGACTGGAGGTTAAATGATGGCAGGCATATCAGTCAAAATTGACCTTTCCGGCGTTAAAAAGAAGATATCCCAGCAAGCGTTTGATCGTGGGCAGTTTTACATGGCAAACAAGATGCTGTCGGATATGAATGAGAACTTTGTACCAGAAAAAGACGGGAATCTCCGTCAATCAGGACAAGTAGCATCTGATGGCAAGCAATTAGTATGGAACTCGGTCTATGCACGACGCCACTATTATGCGCCGGGCAACTGGACATACACGACACCGGGAACAGGCCCACGTTGGGACGAGAAGGCCAAGGGAGTATTTATGAGTACATGGCTTGAAACATTTGTGAAAGGGGCGGGTTTCTGATGGATTTAATCGAACGTTTAAAAGATAGCGTGAATACCATTGACGGATTGCCCGTCCGATGTTTGCTCGGATATCTCAAACCCGATGAGTCATTCGTAGTCTATCCTCTTCCGGGGTCTAAGGTTGTACGCCGGTATTACGACGGCATCAAAGACCAAGTATTAAACTTTGAGTTTGCGATGAAATCCAAAGACCAACAGAAAATACACCAGACTTTGTGGGCTACACAAAGTTTTTTAGAAGAGTTAGAGGAGCTGTCCAGTAAGGATGGCTCTTTTGATTTTGACGGGATAACCGTTACAAACAAGCCGTTTATCACAAATTTGGATGATACTGGCTATTACATTTTTAATCTTGATGTAGCTATCGAAGTTACATCCTACAATTAGGAGGCTGAAAAATGGCACGTAAAAAGAATGCGCTACGCCAACACTATATCGCACCGTTTACTGACGAAGCGACCAAACCAACGGAAGAACAATATCTGCGTCTTGCTAAATGGGTCACAGATATCAACGATGACTCCGAAGAAAATACCGACACTGCGGGTGATTATGCGGGCGATGGTAGCGAAGAAGAAATCTTGTTGGGGCGCTCTGAAAAATGGACATTTGAAGGGACATATGATCCCGAAGACCCAGCTCACAAACTAATCCACAGCATGAAACGGACACAGTCTGACGAAGAACGTTTGCTGTGGCATAAAATTATCGAAGAAAACGGCGACACGGTAGAAGGCATCGCTAAAGCACTAGAAATCAAATCTGGTGGTGGTACAGCTACTGAATACGGCGTGCTGTCTGGACGTTTAGACTTTGTCAAAACGCCAACTATAACGCCAGCCGGAACAGGTTCCGGAGAATAACTAACAATTGATGGCTTGCTTAATAGCAGCCGTCTTTTTTCTTTAGGAGGAAGAACATGGCAGAAAAAATTATTTTAAGCTCCGCCGTCATTAATATCCCAATCGGCGTGGAGGATAAAGAAGACCCATCAAAAGTGGAAGATTTTGTGCTGCACGTTGACATTAGCGACAAAGCATTAAAAGACTATTCCAAAAAACAGCAAGAAACTCTGGCTGTTATCGAAGCTATACAAGAAAAATATGCGGAAGCTATCGGTGATGAAGAGATTAGCGATGAAAACTTGGAGCAGTTGGTAGCAGGCATTGAAGAAATGCTAGAAGCTCGTTTTGATGCAGATTTTGGTAGTGGAACATACAAGAAAATTTCTGCTTCTGGCGGAGGAAGTAGCTTTATTAATATGCTCGCGCTTTACGAACAAGTCTCGGAACATGTCGATAAAGAAATCCAGAAAAGAATCGGTAAAATCCAGCTTCAATCAAAAAATAAACAAGCGAAGTATCTAAAAAATCGCAAAAAGTAGGTGAATCGCATGTTTCGTTTAGACGAAAAATTCACCGATGAAATCCAAATAGACGATGTCGTTTATCCGCTCGATTTTAGCTTTGACCAAGTATTAACCGCGTTTCGAGCGTTAAAAGACCAAGAGATGACGTTTTTTGACAGGCTCCAAACGTACCTTGAGCTATTAATCGTTGGCGACATTCCGGAAAGTACCAAATGGATAAAAGCTTATGAAGAAATCAATCAGTTGATTACGACAGAACAGACGACGGGTGTTAGATACGACTTGAATGGTGATCCGATGCCGACACCTAAAAAAGACAAAGAACCTGATTTTGACTTTGATGCTGACGCCCGATATATCTATGCAGCATTTATGCAGACATATCGGATTGATTTGATAAATCAGCAAGGTGAGCTGCATTGGACGAAGTTTGTCGCTTTGCTAAATGCATTGCCTGACGATACTGTTTTTCGTCAAATTCGGCAGATACGTTCAACTGATTTATCAAAAATCAAAGATCCAGAACAACGAGAGAGAATCAGAAAACAAAAAGCGGAGTTTGCTTTGCCAGACAGAAATGAAGCGGAGGTGATTGACTATGGCGGTTGATGGTGAAGTTAGAATTTTAATCCAAGCGGATGGGAAAGAAGCAATCAAATCCGTTGATGATGTTAAAAATAGCATCGAAGGAATTGATGAAACCGGAGACAAAACCGGCAGAAGCCTTGGCTCGAAAATAGCCACTGGTTTAAAAGTGGCGGGAGCAGTTATTGCTGCGTCCGCTGTAGCAATTGGCAAAGTAGTGTCATCTTCTTTGGCACAAGGCGCTGATCTGCAGCAATCTCTCGGTGGGGTGGAAACCCTCTTCAAAGGCTCTGCGGATAAGGTTAAAAAATATGCTAATGAAGCATATAAGACAGCTGGATTATCTGCGAACGACTACATGACAAGCGTCACAAGTTTTTCCGCTTCCTTGCTCCAATCAATGGGCGGAGATACTGAAAAAGCTGCCGAAAAGGCAAATATGGCATTAATTGATATGTCTGATAACGCTAATAAAATGGGTACCAACATGCAAGATATCCAAAATGCCTATCAGGGGTTTGCAAAACAAAACTACACCATGCTTGATAACTTAAAACTTGGATACGGCGGTACTAAAGAGGAAATGCAACGGCTTTTATCAGACGCCGAGAAGTTGACAGGTGTTAAATATGATATCAACAACTTAGCCGATGTCTATGATGCAATCCACGCAGTACAAGAAGAGTTAGACATCACGGGAACAACCGCTAAAGAGTCTGCTGAAACTTTTTCTGGCTCGTTAGCGTCGATGAAAGCGGCATTTAACAACGTCTTAGGCAAAATGTCACTAGGTATGGATATCACTGACGATCTAAACGCATTGGCTAAAACCGTTTCCACATTTCTTTTTGGGAATTTTGTTCCGATGGTAACAAACGTCCTGAAAGCCTTACCAACAGCCGTTGGAACACTTCTTCGTACTGGTTTTGCTGAAATGTTTAACAGGCTGGGTGTTAGCGTAAATGTTAATAGCTTTTTTAAAAAGGTTAAGTCAGCATTTGAACCATTGAAGTTAATTGCTTCAGACTTAGAAGTGATATTTCAGGCTGTTGGTGGTGTCGTTTCTGATTTCTTTGGTGTTTTAAGCGGGGGATCAAGCGCGACAAGCATTTTTATTAGCATGGCAGACGCTGTTAATCGCCTGTTGACTTGGATATCTGAAGGAACGCTCCAAGTCGCGTTATTTATGGATAATTTTAGAGATACTAGCGCTTTTCAGTCGTTTATGTCACAAGTCCAATTGATTATGACTAATTTAAAGACAGGATTTTCAAATTTAAGTTCGGTTGTTATGCAGACTTTAGGTGTGGTCTTGGGACAAATCCCCGGGCTATTCGGAACGATGGTAAGCGCGGTTCTTCCAATAATTTCAACAATTTCCGCAGCAATTGCAAACCTTGATTTTTCGGGATTTCAGATTTTTGTTTCAGCTATCGTCCCGGCAATTCAAAACGCGTTTTCTACGTTGATGGCGATTGTGGCGCCTGCTGTGACGTCGGTCGTTAATTCATTTACCGGATTGTGGAATGCTGCGCAACCTTTGATTGCAATTCTGGCAGACGCGTTGATGCCGGCTTTTCAAATAGTAGGCGCGTTTTTAGGAGGCGTGTTCAAAGGCATACTGATGGGCGTGTCTGCTGCGTTTACGTTCGCTACAAACGTTATTAAAATCTTAACGCCAGTCGTTAAATTTTTAGTAGCTGCGTTGAAATCTGCTGCGCCAGCTTTGTCCAAAGTAGCAGAGTGGGTCGGTGTAGTTATCGGTACATTCACCAGTTTGACGGGTTCAGGCACTACCTTACGAAAAGTTTTGTCAAATGCTTGGACCAATATTAAGTCTATTGTTTCGATTGCCGGCAAAGGTATTTCGTCTGTCATTAGTATGCTCAAGTCGGTATTTAGCGCATTAGGTCATGCCGGGGGATCACTAAGAAGCGTGCTTTCAGCAGCTTGGAACGGTATTAAGGCTGTTGTATCGGTAGCTGGCAACGGAATTTCAGCAGTTATTAGCATGATTAAGTCAGTTTTCAGCGCACTCGGTCGAGCCGGCAGCTCGTTAAAAAGCGGTTTATCTGGTGTATGGAACGGTATTCGGTCCATCGTATCATCGGCTGGCAGCGCGATTAAATCAGTGATATCCGCTGTTAGTTCGGCGTTTTCGGCAATGGCTTCGGTCTTCTCATCTGTCGGTTCCAGAATTTCTGGTATCGTCGGCGGTGTTAGAAATACGCTAAGCGGACTTGCTAATATTAATTTGAGCGGTGCTGGTTCCGCGATCATGAATGGATTTTTAGGTGGATTACAATCGGCTTTTGAAGGTGTTAAAAACTTTGTTGGCGGTGTGGCTAGCTGGATCGCTGAGCACAAAGGCCCAATCAGTTATGACAGAAAACTGCTGATTCCCGCTGGTAATGCCATCATGGAAGGTCTGAATCATGGTTTAGAACGTAGCTTCTTAGACGTTCAAAAAACGGTAACAGGCATGGCGGATAGTTTAAGCATGGCTATTTCTCCAGAAGTTGTGTTTCCAAGTGCCGAAGTGATTTCTGGTAGTACGTTGAGAGTTCCTCCAAGTAGTACAAGCCAAATTTATAATACCTACAACAACCAATCACAACAGCAATCTGATCGCGCTTTAGAAATAACTGTACCCGTTTATCTTTCTCCGGACGCTCCGAGAGAGCTTGGTTTCGCTACCGCCAAATACGTTGAACAACGGAATAATTTTGAATCACAAAGAAGAAATAGAGGAGGGGGAATTCGATGAGCTTGTCTGTATTGGTTAATGGCGTGGAACTAAACGACTATCTACAAGTTACAGATTTAAGAAGAGGGATAGGACCAGAAAGGAAAAACTCCCTTCAAAAGCTAGGAATGACACACGGTGAACAATATCTCGGTTATTCAAAAGGCTCTACGACGTACGAAATGGATTTTATTTTGAGATATGATCTTATTTCTAAACGGCGTGAGCTTGCTGGGATTTTAGATGTTAGTGATCCTGTTCCTGTTATTTTTGGTGATGAGCCAGATAAATATGTCATGGCTATACCTGACGGAGATACTAACGTGGACGAGAAGCATTTCTTCGGCTATGGCACCATCGTTTGGGTTATCCCGACAGGCTACTCTGAATCAGTTAGCGAAACGCAATACATCGCTAATCTAAACTCCGATGGTGTCCTGATGATGAAAATCGAAAACAACGGAACAGAAACAACCGAACTCTCCTTCGACGCCACCATGACATCAGACAATGGCTTTCTAGGCGTTGTCGGCCCATTGGGTGCGTTTGAAGTTGGTAACGCTGCGGAAGTAGACGGCCACACGTATCAGCGCACAGACGTTGTAGCCAAGAACAGCTTACGGCCATCTGACGAACCAAATTGGGAGCTAAACAGCACAAAAGCCAAAACATACTATCCTATCGCCGTTTCTGGCATTCCTAACCGTTTTGGTGAGGGGAGTTTTAATTGGACGGGCGAGGGGCCGGTACCTGTTTTTCCGGCAAATACAGAGGCTTGTTGGGTTGGTCCAACATTATACAGAGATATTCCATCCAACTCTAACGGTATTAATACTGGTAATTTCGAAGCCATTTGGCGGTGCAATTTCCGAACGACTTCGCCAAAACAAATGATACGCGAAGAGTTTAATTTACTGAGCGGTGATAGCGTGGTGGCTACAGCGGTTTTGCGTGATAGCAAAAACACGAAAAGCGAAGGAATTTTTGAATTTCTTGTTATGCCACCGGATAGTGACGTGATAAAAACGATGATTAGCATCGATCTAAAAAAAGCCACAGGCTCGTGGTATGACGTGCGCATTTCTCGTGTAGGAAGCGCGATTACGTTCCGACTTACTCAAATCCGTAAGCTTGGCACCAACGATAACGTCGCACAATACAACTGGCAGTACCAAAAGAAATTTACGGTTGCTGAAATGGCCGATGTACCGATTACTGGCACGACTTACTGGCCACACGCACGATTTAACAATGCGCTAGTTCCAAAACTAAACAGTTTGGGCGAGAGTATCACAAACTTTGTTTTTAGGTGGATTAATGTTGATAAATGGGCGGATGACCCGAACCGCTATAGCGCGGACGATGTCCTACATTATGACGGCACAACTGGCAAGTTTTATGTCAATCAGCTTTTAGCGATGAACGATATCATTCAAGGTTCGGTGGATTTAAGAATCCCGCCGGGCACATGGTACGTGGAATTTTACTATTCGGACTTTGCGGAAACGCCAATTGTGACGGGGACTTTGAGAGAAAGGTGGCTTTAGCCTTTGAAAATCTATGTAGTAACAAAGAACGATGAAACAGTAGCGGTAATGGATAATGAAGTGTCTGGAGCGCTCCACTTTTCTGATGACGAGTTTCATCGCTATTTGGATAATGGTGCGAGTACGTTTGATTTAACTGTCGCTAAAAAGCACAGGATATACTCCAATGCGACGGACATTGAGATGGAAGACTTCCAGTATCTCGTAGCAAATAATTTTCTGATATTCACTTACAAAAACAAAGATTATAAATTTACGATTCGGCGTGTCGAGGAAACGGAAACCTCGATACGTCTTTTTTGTGAGGATTTATCGTTTGACCTGTTAAATGAGTATCGCGGGCCGTACATCGCTGACAAGGCGTATAGCATCGCTAAATACGTCAACGATTGCTTGTACGATTCGGGTTATACCATCGGCATTAACGAGTTTGCGAAAAACACCCGCACGCTTAAATGGGAGGGCGACGATACCGTGTTAAAACGGCTGTTGTCTATCTGTAACAGCTTTGATGCCGAGTTAGAGTTTGAGACACAGCTTAATGATGATCGAACCGTTAACAAACAACTGGTCCACTTACGAAAACGGGTAGGGCTTAACCGTCCAGATATCGAGTTAAAATACGGGCGAGAGGTCTCAAGCATCCGCCGAAATGTGGATTTAACGGAATTAATCACAGCGATTAAACCACGGGGACACGAGAACGATGGGAAATACGTCACGATCAAAAATGTCGCGAAAGAGGTTAAAGATGCTGACGGCAACGTGGCTTACTTTACCAAAAAAGGCTCTGAATACCTCTATGCTCCAATGGCTAATCAAATCTACGGCTCACCAGAAAAGAAATCTGGCGGGTATATCGTTGGGCAGTTTAGCTACGATACGGAATCCGACACGGAGCTTTACAATCGGGCATTAACCGAGTTACAGCTTAAATGTATGCCGGCCTACGAGTATGAGATTGAAGGCTTTTATGACGTGGATATTGGGGACACCGTGCGAGCGATTGACGAAGCATACAATCCGATTCTGATGCTGGAAGCACGTATCAGCGAGCAAGTCATCAGTTTTACCGACCCCACTAGAAATAAGACGGTGTACTCCAATTATCGTGTGCTAAACAATTTGGTCAGCCAATCGTTGTTAGACCGCATTGATGACGTCAAAGATTATGCCGAGCAAGTCGCTCGAACATATATCTTTAGTTTAAAAAACGTCGGGTCATCGATGTTTAAAAACGGCATTGGTGAGGTGACATATACTGCCAAAGCCGAGAAAAACAACAACGATGTGACAAGCGAGTTTGACAGTTTTAACTGGACTAAACAGTTAAAAGACGGCACGCCAGATGAGGCATGGAACGCTTTGCACGTTGACTTTGGCACTGTGCTGACAGTGACACCAGACGATTTTGAAGACACCGCTACGTTTAGCTATGTGGCGTTAAAAGGCGAAGAAACGTTTGGCGGGGCAAGCGGTGTGGTTGTTAAAGTTTACGACGGCGAAGACGGAAAAACGCCAGTCAAGGGGTCAGATTACTTTGACGGTGCAGACGGTCAAGATGGGCGGTCAGCTTATCTCCACATTAAATATTCCATCAACTCCAACGGTACACCAATGACAGATAATCCTGTTGGCGCTATGTACGTTGGTATGCAAGTATCGCAAAATCCTACACCGTCCACCAGTCCTGCTGATTATGACTGGACACTGGTTAAAGGTGCGGACGGTATTCCTGGAGAAAAAGGTAGTGACGGCAGGACAAGCTACTTGCACATTAAATACTCCAATGATGGCGGTAAAACACTGACAGCTAACAGCGGGGAAACAGCAGGAGCTTGGCTTGGACAGTATGTGGACTTTGAGTCTGCGGACAGTACAGACGTTAGTAAGTATGCGTGGAGCAAGATTAAGGGTGATACTGGTGAGCGTGGTGTGGCTGGCGCACAAGGTCCTAAAGGTGACCAAGGGATTGCTGGTCCAAAAGGCGCTGACGGTCAAACACAGTACACGCACATAGCGTATGCCAACAGCGCTGATGGTACAGTAGATTTTTCTGTGTCCAACGCTGACAGGAAATACATTGGGATGTACGTGGACTTTACAGCTACTGACAGCACCACACCTAGCGACTATGCTTGGACTCTGGTCAAAGGTGCTGACGGGGCGCAAGGTACGGCTGGTAAAGCTGGTGCAGATGGTAAAACGCCATACTTCCACACAGCTTGGGCTAACAGTGCTGACGGTAAAACAGGCTTTAGCACCACTGTTTCTGCTGGCAAGACGTATCTTGGGACCTATACTGACTACACGCAAGCTGACAGCACTGACCCAACAAAATACGCATGGTCTCTGATTAAAGGGGATAAAGGCGATACTGGTGATGACGGCCAGACACCTGTTGTGCATCAAGCGTGGAGCTGGAGTCCTGATGGGACGGATAGGTTTACTGAAGTATACCCAAATGAAAATATAATTAGTGATGCTACAGGTGACACAGGTTCTTGGTCTGTTGGCACTGTTCATGTTGTTACTGATGAAACTTATAAAGGGTTCACTGTTGTACAAGCTACTTCTAGCGGCGTAGACTGGCAAACTGTTAGGCGGGCATCTACTGAAGCTAGAACTAAATTTAACGGAAAAAAAGGTGACAAAGTATCATTTAGCATAGCTTTAAAAGGTATAGCACCTAATGCTAGTGGAGATACTGGCATAGCACATGTTCTTGTTGAAGAGTATAAGACAGAAGCATCTAATAGATACAAATGGGGAGGAGATATTCACCCTGATTTGACACTTGGTGCGTGGGGAGAATACTCTAACACGTATACCATTCAAGGTGATAGTACAGCATATATAGCTTTGATTATTCTGTTTAGGACAAATAATGTTGCTAATACAACTGCATTTAGGGTTGCTGTTCCTAAATTAGAATGGAGTAGTGTTTCCACACCATACACCACGCCCAAAAATGTTGACTACGCCAATGCCTACCCACTGTACGAGGGTACGTACACCGACTACAGTGAGACAGCAAGCCAGAATCCAGCTGACTATACGTGGCGACGCATTATTGGCGAGAGTGGGCAAGATGGCGTAGCTGGGGCAGACGGCAAGGGTATCAAGTCCACAGCAGTCAGCTACCAAGCATCAACATCTGGTACAGTAGCACCAACAGGCACATGGGTAGCCAATCCTCCTGCTGTTACCAAAGGTCAATACCTGTGGACACGTACCATCTGGACATACACAGACAACGCCACGGAAACTGGCTACTCTGTGGCCTACGTGGCAAAGGACGGCAATGACGGCAATGACGGGATTGCTGGTAAGGATGGCGTGGGTATTAAGTCAACGGCCATCACGTATGCGGTGACATCAAGTGGGACTACAGCGCCCTCCAGTGGATGGGTAGCTAGTCCTCCAACGGCTACGGCTGGGCAGTTTATGTGGACACGCACTGTGTGGACATACACTGATAACACAACAGAGACTGGCTATTCTGTTGGCAAAATTGGGAATAATGGTACTAACGGTAAGGATGGCGAGGATGGAAGCAACGGCGTCAGCGTATCTTCCGTGACAGAAGAATACTACGTCTCCACCAGTAGTACCAGTCAAACAGGCGGTAACTGGTCCACCACTGTGCCAAACAACGCCAACCCTAATCTCTACGTCTGGCGCAGAGTTAAAAATACCATGTCTGACGGCACAGTCAGCTATACCACGCCTGCTCTTATCCAAGGCATGACAGGTATCTACCCGTACATTGGACCCACACAACCAGCCAATCCTAAAGAGGGGCAACAGTGGTGGAAGTCTGACAGCAATGGCAATGTGACTGATTTCTACGTCTACCATGACGGGAGCTGGCAAGGGCAGACTATCCAGCAGTCTATCTTGAATATTGTTGAACTTAATGCAGTAACAATATCAGGTAGCACCATTACAGGGACAACTATCAATGGTTCAAGGTTTGTCAATGAGTCTGACTATGGTGACACAGGTACAGAAATCCATGCAATTACTACTGTTGCAGGTAACATTAGCATGGAGTGGAAGTCTAACATTGGTACGTCTAATGGGTTACTGACAATCTATCCTGATTACTTGCAGAGTGACATGTATTCTGATGCTGCTAAAACACAGCGTGTAGGTACATGGTCACTAGGAAATGGTGGATTGACTGTTGGCCAAGGGAATGCAGGTGTATCAACTTTCAAGGGAGCATCAATTGGGCCTAATGGAATTGGCATTACTGATCCAAGATATGCACCAACCTATGGAGAAGTTAGTTTGACGTATCAGGACTTGATGACACTGCCTACAGTAGGGATTCCTGCGGCAAGTGGGTGGAGTCAGTATGCTACTAGTGGATCTAACTGGCCCACGGCAACACGCAATGGACGCTTAGTGCAATTAACGGGATCATTTAAAAACAGTTCCGTAATACCGGCCGGAGATGCATCTGTAATGGGAACTATTCCTGTTGGATATAGACCTGCTCAAAGGTGTAATTTTTTAATGCAAGGTAGCGGTAGAAATATTTATTTAATGTACGTAAACACTGACGGAAGAATTGAGTTTTCCCGTTATCGCAGTGGATCTAGTTATGCAGATTGTGATGCTGGAAGCTGGTTGAACGTTTCTTGCAGTTTTGTTGCGGGAGACATCTAGGGAGGTACCACATGGAAGAACAATTGCAACGCTTTAAAGAACTGTATATCTCGCTTGTAATAGAGCAAGGCTTGGCTATGGATGATGAAATGTTGGCTCTCTTTGAAGAGCTGTTAGCTGGTGAGTTTGATGATAATCCAGAGCTAATGTCAGCGTTCATCCAGTCCATCATTGATGAGCAGACACCACCAGCGCCATCAGTGGAAGAGACCATCACAGCGCTGGAGCAAGAAAACAAGGAACTCAAACAACGGCAGGAGCTGGCAGAAGAAGCGCTGCTGGCCCTGTCAGATATGCTATTAAGCAGATAGAAAGGAGGGGATAACATGGAATATTCAGCTTTAGAAATGCTTTATGCCACGCATATCTTGGAAGGCAAGCGCACAATTGAAAGTGTGCCAGCGTCCATCAGAGACAACGTGGCAGAGATTGTAGCAAATGCAAAAAAGCAAGAAGAAACAGCGGAATAGCACTATTGGCAATCGGCTTTTTAGTCGGTTGCCTTTTATTTTAGTGAGAAGAAGGAATGCAGATGGAAGTGTTGGAGCAGATTAACGAATTTTTTGGGCAATATTTTGGCGTGGGATTGATTGGTGGAATCATCTTTGCTGGCCGGCAATTTTGGAAGCTCTATAAGGAGATTAAAAAGCGTAACGATCAGCTAGATGAACTGCTAAAAGGCCAAACAGAATTAGACACGCGGCTGGACACTTTAGAAACACAAGGCAATCTACGCCAAGAAGCCAGCCTAGCCAGTCTCCACGACCGAATTTATGCATCGTACGAAGTCATTTTAAAACGTGGCGCGGTGACGATGAAAGAACTAAATAACATGAGCCATCTGTGGAATGCCTACAGTGGACTCGGAGGAAACGGCACAGGCCATGCGATGTATGAACGTATCTGTGCCATGCCTGTAATTGAGAAGGAGGAAGAATAACAAATGCCAAAATTTAAATTAACTGATGAGCAGTACAACGTCATTAAGTGGGCAGTAGGACTAGTGATGCCAGGCTTAGGTACTCTGTTCGCGGTCGTTGGAAAGACAGTCAACTGGCCAATGACAGAGGATGTACTGACAATCTGGACAGCTTTCACCGCGTTTCTTGGATTGATTTTTGGAGTGTCTAGCTATAACTACAACAAGGAGGATGAAGTAGAATGAGTATCGTAAGTAGCGGAGCTGGTCACGGTGGTAAGAGAACAGGTAGCACTTGGTTTGATCCAGGTGCTGGCGGGCATGGATATAACGAGGCTGATTTTACTCGGAAAATCAACGAGAAGATTTTAACTATCACAAAAGCAAAAGACACAACGGACAATGCCGGCACAAGCGCAAATAGTAATCTTGGAAATATCACTGCCAAAATTAATGCTGGTGCAGACGGATGGGCCTTGTCCAACCACTTAAATGCATTCAATGGCACAGCGCACGGTGTGGAGGTCTTGTACGGCTCACCATCAAGTAAGAGCAAGGCAGAGGAAATGGTAGCTGCTATTTCTAAAGCAACGGGGTTAACCAATCGTGGTGCTAAAGATGGTAGTTGGCTATATTTAGCACGGAATAGTTATCCAGGCAAAAAAGTGCTGTTAATCGAATGGGCTTTTGTTGATAACAAATCCGATATGGATAAACTAGTCAAGAATTTAGATAAGGCGATTGCAGCGATGCTGGCGTGTTTTGGATATAAAGATAGCTCCCCTTCTGAATCAAAACCAACTGCTGGTCTGAAGACAGGTGATACCGTTAAAGTCACTGGAAATCTGTATAAGGATGCGGATGGATCTGGCAAATCAAGTAAGAGTCGAGGTAAATCTGGAAAGATTGATAAAATCGCTAAAGGCAAGAAAAAACCGTATCATGTTAACGGCCTTGGGTGGGCAGCTGCAGCAGATTTAAATGGTAGCTCCAAACCATCAACCAGCAAGAACAAAACGGTAACTATCGACAAGCTTAATGTCTACACGAGTCAGTCGCTTTCTAGCCCAATCGTTAAAACTGCTAGTGGCTACCGTATCCTTAAAAAGGGTACAAAGGTCAAAGTCACCGCTACGGCTAATAATGGGCAGTCAGTCCACGGTAGCAAGAACTGGTCTGAGGTAGATGGATTCGGCTGGGTGCCTACTGTTTATCTCAAGTAAGCAAAAACAAAGTTTAGCAGATCAAAAAGCCCGGAATCCCCTAGCTGAGGTCCCGAGCTTTTTTAATGGGCAACTATCGGAAATAGTATATCACTTGCAAAAATTTGATTTCTTGTTTAGATTATGTAGGACAACGTATTTCACAAAAAAGTAGCCGGTCTCAGGAAACTTGGGGAAGATTCTTTGGGAGAAAACCGGCTACTTTTCGTGTACATAGAGCCAATAAATTAATGAAGGCTCACAGGTAGAGTACCACTGAAAAAACGAGAGCGCAATTCATTTTGAGAAAAGTTTCAGAACAACAATGATGACAATAATCATTCCCAAAAACAATAACGAGTACAATAGTATGGTCAAAATGGTATCTAGTATTTTTCTCATTGGTATCACCTCGGCATCATTATAACACATGAGTATTTAGCTAAAATGACTGAAACGAGACGGAAATAGCCCCTCTCAATCTGCTGGAATTGACAAGGGACAAGTGTGGCCGGGTTTAGATGTTGGTTAGGACAGCATTCTAGGAAAGGGAGAAAGGCCACAGTTAAATTATACCATTGATTGATGAAAAAAGTTTTATTCAGTAAAAACGGGGATTAGTGGACAAGAATTTTTTAATGTATCATGTTGGGAATTGCCAACTGACTATCGCTGAGGTATTATCATTCTGAAGGAGGGATAAGTATGGCAAAATATGAATTTTCGGTACGATATGCTGGAGATGCTATAGTTGATGGAAGAATTCCCATTAAAGATCTTGCGCCATCACTGCTATCGCTATCAGAAGCACTACAAGAGTACCAAACCATTGTTTATCCGTACCAGGAGCCGGTATCTTTGGATATTAAAGCTACAGATGAAGGATCGTTTATAGTCGATCTTTTGCTTGTGAATGGTAAGGATCTGCTTTCTCAAGCTATTGATGTGTTTACTGGTAAAGAGTCTGATGCAATCCAATCTCTCATTGCAATTGTCACTGGATTTTCGGAGCTGTTGCTTTCATCAAGAAATTAAAAAAAGCTGCTCCTACAGCCAAAGAAAAAGTTGGCGATGGAGAAATTAAAATTACATTTGATGATAAGACAAGTCTTACAATGCCAAAAGAATCTTACGAGGCAAGTAAAAATGTTGAGTTTAGGAAGCGAACAAAAGAATTTGTTAAACCACTAAATAAGTCTGGTATCAATACAATTGAGGTAATACGAGAAACCGAGAAGACCCTAACAATAACGAAAGATGACAAAGATTCTTTCGAGGTTCCGGAATTGATAGAAACAGAGTTAGAGCCTACCGAATCAATTATGTACCTGCAAATAATCAATATTTCATTCGCTGATGAAAAGTGGAAGCTGACAGACGGTGGTAAATCTTTTTATGCAAGGATTGAGGATAAAGAATTTGTCGCTAATGTAAAAAACAACAAAACTCAATTTGGTGCCAACGATACTTTAAAGGTACAGTTACGTACCAAACAGAAGATAACTGATTCAGGTTTGAAACCAGAGTACGCAGTAGTTAAAGTTTTGCAACACATTAAAGGAGCGCAACAAATAGAGTTTGACTTTGGTGATTCCGATGAATAGAGCCGTTCGTAGGCTCTTTTTTTGTATCAAAAAAAGCCCGCTAAATTAATAGCAGGCTCACTAACATGTCATAAACTGCGAGATATTCCAACTACCAGCCAGACAGATATGCGTGTTGCCGTCTGCTTAGACTGTGATGTGGGATTTTGAGTATTTGATTGTACCCACGCAACCGCCTCCTTTAATGGTAGATACGCAGCTTATACTTTCTTTCGGTGTGGATACATAGATTTTTCGTACTCAATCACTATCTGTGGCTTACCAATTACCGTATATCGACGGCAGATGAACTGTTTCCTGCTATTGTATTCTCCAGCTACTACTATCTTACTACCTTCCGCAGCATCTGCCAGAAAGGATAGCGAGTGCGCAGCGATTAAGCAGTTGATATCGCCTAATTTAAAATAGACGAGGGGAGAGGCTGCCATTTTTATGATTCTGATTTTAGACACTGTCCCACGAATAGTTTTCAT